CGACTCACCTTGATCACTCCAAAAGTAATCAGAAATGCACACCATCGGATCGTGCTCTGATCCATTGGCGTAGATCAGCCAGAAGCCACCCAGACGTTGCCATGTGCCATCGCTCCACTGCTCGTGGACAATGAGGTAGTCCTCTTCCGTAGCCGCCATAGACTCCAGCACAGAGGCCATGTCGGTTGATTTGTGGAGCGTGTCCTCTTCTCCGTCGTTGACGGTGATTGCTAGCCGCATCAATTCCTGCGGCGCTAAGATTTCCAGAACCAACTGGGCCACGCAGGCCCGGTCGGAGAAAGGTAAGGTGTTGAGATTCATGACTGCACCTCCATGCTTTGCGTGTCGTTGTTCCAAGCAAGCTTGTGCTTTGACGTTGACTCGATGGTTTTGAGTAGATGCTTCAGCGCTGTAAGCTTCTCGTAGGCGGCAACCTGCGCGGAATCAATCGAGCTTGTGCAGATTGACACCCATTCGCGTTCGGCGTTGTTTCCCCAGTCACTCGCCAAAAGAACATCGATTGTGTCATCGACCCCCTCGAGCCTATCGATCTCGCGACTGAGTTGCGTGGTTAGTAAGTGCATTTGTGCATGATTGAGCTTGATGGTTAATACGTTCTTCATGACTGTGCCTCCATGTCAAAAAAAATCGGGGCGGGGGAAAGAAAACCCACCACCCCAGTGCCTGTTATTCGTAAGGGGTAAGACCACGGGGTAGAGAGCGACCCTGCTTGAGTAGACGCAAGAACTCCTTAACGGTGCCGGGGAATCCTGAGCCCTGCTCGTTGAACTTGGAGATGTCTCCAAACCAGCAGTGGTCGGGGTCGAGGATACCTCGCTGGAATGCCATGCCCTGCACCTCAGCCCAGTCTGCATCGTTTTGGTAAACCGATCGGCAGATACGGTCACCGATTGGTTGCTTCTTGAAGCCCTGAAGCTTCACGACTTTGTTGTTCATACAGTCCTCCTGTTGGACGGTAGAGTGGTGAATTCCACAGACGCCCGGTTGGGCGTTTCGGCCAGTATTCCTCTGGCACTCATCAGTGTGGTTAGTACAGCGGCGCATAAAGCGCCATGATAAAAATAAAGTTAAGGCTCATAAGCATAAAAATCTTTTGAAGGTCGCTCATGATTTTTTCTCCTTGACCACTTCGGCAAACTCACGCAGTCGGTTGTCTTTTTGAAGCTTCTTGATGGCTTGCTTGTACACATGCTGTGCGCCCATGCGGCTGAGACCGATCTCTTTGCCAATCTCCGCAAAGGTCATTTCGATGCCGTCCGGCAGGTTGTTCTTGCCCATGACTTACTCCTCGTTCCAGTCGTAATAATCGGGGTTCGATAGCGGCACGATCTGGCCCTTGGCCCATTCAGGCTGTGCGGGGTCTGTGACCATGAAGTACTCGAAGTCCTCTCGCTCATTCGGGAGCGGCTCGCGTTCCCACCAGATCTCAAGGGTTGGCGTGCAAAGGATCGACCTTCCGCTTTCATCCTGAACAGAAAACGAAATACCTCTGGCGATCAGCTCCGCTCTGGTGAGGGGGTGGCCCTCTTCATTGTTGAAGAGTGAAAGCTCGTCAACCTCGCGCTGGTGACTGTCCGGCATCTCGTCCTCCTGAGCCCCACACAGATCACAAGTCAACTGGGTGGCTTTGTGTTTGATGTACATCTCTGGCTCACCATCACACTCACAGTCCCAAAAATTTGGGTTGATCTTCGGGCGGAACCAGTCCGCCTCGCTGACATTTTCCGGTCTTGTATTCGAGTTCATGCGGCTTTCTCCTCGTGGGTAAATGAGGCCTTTGATGGCCTCTTGAAAAATGCAAATTTAGGGTCGTCTTGAGACACCGTGAGCGTTGCGGTAAAGGTGACGTGTGATCCTTTGCCTGCCTCGTTGAGGCTGTCCGGCTTGGTGCCCCAGACCTTGAACCCCCGGTCATCGAGAACAAGCATTTTGACGACCACTGAGTGGTATGAGTAATACCCGTCCTCGGCTCGGGTTCGGAGTATCTCGCCAGAGATCTCTACGCGGCCCTCAGGGGCATCCTCCGCCGCCTCGTACTCTGCCTGCTCGATTGCAATTCGCTGAGCTTCAGCGGCACGTTTGGGCGCTTCAATGTAGTCCTCGATCATGGTCACTACATCCTTGCAGACCGTGTCCAGATACAGATGACAGACCTGCCCATCGCGGCCGTCAAACACACTGCCGTGCCCGACAGGTAGCTCCTGCTGAAGCCCGCCCACAATTTCCTGAGCCAGATCAGCTGGGACGTAGGTGATGCGGCTGGTGTTGGACCCGCCGGAGCTTGGCTTGGGCTCGCCCGTCGGCAAGTACTCGCCACCCATCGCGACCTTGTGGTGCTCGACAACGCCGGCCCCCGTTGGGTCTTCCACATACCAGACCCAGTCGTAATGATCGCAAGGTGCGTGGAGGCGCCAATCAGCCCCAAGAGTGGGCTCGATGCCATCATTAAGATCAGCGGCATTAGAGATCAGCCGGGTCATCCGACCTTTGCGGCCGGACTCCGACTTTGCGAGGTACGCGCGGTACCGGTTGAGCACGTCAGTAATGAGTGCCTGAGTGTCTGAATGGATCATGCCGCCACCTCCTCGCGTCGTCGCAATTCGCCTCTGCAATACCAGAACTCATCCCAGTACTGCCCGGACTTCGGCCCATGCGGCATCGCCTCAAGTGCCCGCCAGCAGTCCATGGCGACGTACTCCAGAGAGTCGCTGGAGCGCTTCTTGCAGAGCGCCTGATACTCGCTGTGCCATTGGTGTTGCCCGTATGAGTAATTCATGCCGCCACCTCCTGCTTCGCCTTGAGACGGTTGTGCGCTTCCTGCACGTCAATGCCGATAGATGCCAGCTTGCGCTCTACGGTAAAGACTCGCTGTGCGGCGGTGTCGACCCACTCATCGATGAACTCAGGCACAAAGCCGTCGAGCGTGTTGCTGTAATGTCGCTTGCGATCGAGCGCGTAACCACAGTCTCGACGGGCGTCTACAAGCTCTGCGATGTCGTCAGCGATAAGGCTGGCCAGAACAAGGCAAATTGGATTGTTGGTGATGTCGCTCATGCCGTCACCTCCCGGTACTCGTTGCCAGTGACCTGCACGTAGCGCTCAGTGGCGCCCATGTGGTGGCCGGTGAAGTCGTAGATTGGTGCACTGAGCTGAACCACCCCAGCGGCCCGGTCGTGCCACTTGGTGCTGAAGCTGGCCATGTTCTGGCCGAAGAACCGCAGGGTGTCCGCGGTGAAGAAATACGGACCAAGAACGCCGGCCTGTTTAATTTGTGCGGGTGTTGGTTTTCTCATGTTGATCTCCTGTTGATCAGCAGTCGGGTGGATTCCCGTGACGCCCCGGAGGACGTTTCGGCTCGTGTCCAGCGAGCCATCATCAGACGGGCTAAAAAATGAGATTGCTGACATCGGTCTTGCAGAGCTTGCCTCCCTCAACCCGGTACACATCAATCGAGTCGAGTGCCCTGATTTTTGCCCGAGTCCGAACCATCCACTCAGAACCCTCAACTGCGTTGAGATCTGTTCGGGTGAAGTCGGAGAGGCGCTTGCACTTGCGTGCCAAGCCGAGCCCGTTGGGATTGTTAGCTGAGATGTAATACATGGTGACCTCCTGTTGGTCGTAAGCGGTGGATTTCCGCAGACACCCCGAAGGGTGTTTCGGCCGGTTTCCCTCCGGCTCTCGTCAGTGCGGTGCCTTGCTCAGGCAGGCCTTGCAGTCGGTCATGTGGGGAGACTCTCCCTCGACCTCGAACCCGTCCCCATAGCTGGGGATGGCTCGACCGCAAAGCGTCGTTGTCTCGTCGTCGGTCAAGTGGACCTTGGACACGGGACCAAGTCGGTCCCGATAAATCCCAATCCACTGACTCCACCTCACTGCCTCCCTCATGCTGTCAGCTCCTGTTGATCGCGAAGCTCCATGACGCACTGGCAAACCATCTCTCGATCGCAAGTGTCACCGTCGAATGGAAAGTCTGGCCTACTTACCAGACGCATCAGGTAGCCTTGATAGGCCTCGTCCCAAGTCATGGGCTCATGTCTCCCGTCGTCGTAAATTCCGCCGGGTCCGTAGAAATCCATGCAGTAGTCAATAAACTCGTTCACGTCCGCGGGGAGATAACTCTTCATGCTGTCACCCCCCAAGCGGCTGAGCCGTCCTCGATGGCCAGCTCCTCGCGCCAGACCTCAAGCTGGACCTCTGACCCGCTTTTCTTGAGGAGCGCATAAGCGTCGTCGTGTATCTGATCGAGCTGATCAGCAGTCCAAGTGATGGACTCGCAGTGCGCGTGCTGGCCTGCTTTGGATAGCTCAGCCTCAGCCTGCTCGAGCGCGATCAGGGATTTGCGTAATGCGGCAAATTCGGTCTGTCGGCCTACATGCACTTGGACGGCCTGACGGGTCCACTCTGAGTACTGCTCGATGTCGTGCTTCATTGTTAGGTCAAACATAGTTATCTCTCCGTGTGGTTTGGTCTGGGTTAGACGAGGTAAGGCGTGTAGCCGTGAAAGGCGACATAGGACTTCGTGAACGCGTCGATCTCACGCTTGGGTAGCTCCGCCTCATCGACATATCGCTCGACCAAATTCCAGTGAAGCTCGCCCTCGCGATCTTCAAAGCGGTTGCTGGTGTTGTAGTACTTGTCGGTGCCCGGCTCGAGAGCCTCGAGTTTGATCTCGTTGGCATTGATCAGGGCGCAGAGTTTGCGGTCAGCCTTGTACAGGCTGTTGAGTGCTCGCTGGTGCTTGGCGTTGATTGCTGTGTGGTTCATGTCTAGCTCTCCGTGTGGTTTGTCACAATTGACACATGCCGGTCAGCGACCGGGCACGTAATTATAAAACACAAGAGATTTTGCATGTCCACATGTTTTTATAAAAAGATTCGAAATAAGTCTTTTAAAAGGTTAAAATTGAGAGACAGATCAGCAACTTAGGCCTTACACAGTGGAGAGCGCACAAGCAATGGATTTACAGCAGACCTTGTCAAGTATTGACGGCAAGCTCGACCGCTTGTCTGCGGACGTTGCGGCCCTCTCAAATCAGGCCAGTAGGATAGATGAGCGAATGATTGGACAGGATGCGCGGCTCAAGCGGCACGAGATGAGACTCGACCAAATGGAGTTCGATCAGCGTGAGATCCAGCTGGCAGTAGCGAAGGCTCACGGCCGTGGCGCGATGATGGAACGAGCGGCTTGGATAGTGTTTGCGGCGGCCCTTACCCTAGGCCAAAAATTTATTGCCGCGGGATAAAAAACAACCCACCCCACTGCCGGTCTCTCCTGTATGTGAGTAAGGCAAGGACGTATGTAATGACAGAGCGAAAGCTGACCATCAAACAAGAACGATTCATCGACGAGTATCTGCTCACCGGCAACGGAACAGACGCCTGTCGTCGGGCTGGGTACAGTCAGAAGAGCCAGAACTGCCTCAGGGTGCAGTCAACTGAGAACCTAGCCAAACCTAACGTAAAAGCAGAGATCGAGCGCAGGAGGGCCGTTATGGCTGAAGAAACACAGGACAGACGTGCGAAATGGGTATCCCGTCTCGAGGAGCTGGGAGAGTCGGCAGAGAAGGACGCCGACAAACTGAGGGCCATCGAGGGGCTGTTCAAGGCTGAAGGCTGGCTTGCTCCGGAACAGAAAGAAATTACGACCTTTGAGTCTTCTTTTTTGGCGGATTTGGAGCTTGACGACGAGGAAAATGGGCCGGGCTTGCGGGCGGACAATTTGCTGGTGGTCGACTTTGGTAGCGATAACAACGACTTAGGCGATCAGGACTGAACCTTTGCTAGGTTCGACTCCTTGAATCCATCAGATCCAGAGGTCGTGCGGTCGGGTATGGGGGGGGATAGGCGTCAGGCGGGGGCGCTGTCAAACACTTGGTACCATGTAGGCCTATGCGATGAGTAGAACGACATTTTCTATTTTTGCGGGTACCCCCCACCCATCATATTTAGGGGGGGCGGTGCTTATGAGAGTACCGACGCTAAAAAACTTGCAATATATGCACGAGAATTAGACGATCTGCACCATAACTTCATGTAGAGGTTGAAAAAACGATGGCTACACCACGTAAAGGCAAGGCAAAAGTGAAGGTCACGGCCTCTGGGAAGAAGGTTTCCTATGGGCAGGCAGGCAAAGCCAAGGGTGGCGGTCCTCGTGTTAAGGCCGGAACTAAAAAAGGTGACAGTTATTGCGCCAGATCGCTCGGCATTAAGAAGGGATTGTCTAAAGACAAGCAGAATGATCCCAATACCCCTAACAATCTATCTAGGAAGCGCTGGAAATGCTCTGGCGCCAAATCGAGGAAGTAGTAATGGATAAGTTACGACAAGCATTTAAATCTCGCACAGTGCAGTACGGGGCGGCTCTCGCGTGTCTTTCGGTGTTACAGGGTTTCGTAGGCTTTCTGCCGGCTAATCCTGCAATCCAAGCGATGTTCGGCTGCGCTATAGCCACCGGCATTGTGGTGTTGCGATTTATGACTACTCAGCCGGTTGGTAGCAAGTGAAAAAAGCTAAGCCCAAGTCGAAAGTAAATTCGGCGGGCAACTACACGAAGCCAACCATGAGGAAGCGTCTCTTTGAGAAGATCAAGGCCGGTAGTAAGGGTGGCAGCGCTGGGCAGTGGTCAGCAAGGAAGGCGCAGATGCTGGCTAAGGAGTACAAAGCTAACGGCGGAGGCTACAAAGACTGATGAAGCGGATTCCTCTGGCTCTAATTCTGCTGGCTCAGGGTTGCACATGGTACGGAGAGTTTGAGCATATCTCGAGCATACCTAACGGCACTCCTTTTAATTCTCGGGGCGAAACTTCCACCGACCTTATTTGGACCGGCATAGAAGTTGAAAAGGATGGCTGGAGTGCGGACGTAGCTGTCGGATACGAGACTTCGTCAGAGCTAGATGGGCGCAATCCATACGGCAGGATCAAAGTGAAAAAGGATCTGAAGACATGGCCCTAAAAAAATCCCAGAAGAGCCTGAAGAAGTGGACTGCTCAAAAGTGGAAAACTAAATCGGGAAAGCCGTCGACGCAAGGCTCCAACGCGACAGGCGAGCGGTACCTGCCTGAGAAGGCCATAAAAAGCCTCTCAACAAAAGAGTATGCCGCGACTACCCGTAAGAAGCGGGAGGACACCAAAGCCGGCAAGCAGCATTCTAAGCAGCCCAAGCGGGTTGCAAACAAAACCAAACAGCATAGGAAATAGCGACCATGATGAAAACATGCAGCAGTTGCTCTACTGAGGCTAAGTGCAAGAAGGCCGGCAAGTGTATGAAGAAGGGTTTACCTAAGCGTGGCCGACGTGCCGCAAAAAACAAGGCTTATAAAAAGTAAGATGGATATAACGATCGAACGCTTTTGCTATCACCCTAAGGGCACTCTCGGCGTCTGTACTGTCGCTGGCGAGACGTTCTACACAATAGAACGCCCTTGGTTAGATAACGCACCAAACGTCTCCTGTGTCCCTACAGGCAGTTACAGCATGACGTGGAGAGAAAGCCCCCGCTTCGGCTGGACTTGGATGCTCGAAGATGTCCCGGGCCGAACTTATATTTTAATACACGCAGCCAATTACGCGTCAGACGTACAGGGTTGCATCGGTCTTGGTACTAGCTTAATGGGAGATCGAGTAGCCGTTAGCAATAGCCGAAAAGCGGTTGCAGCGTTTGACGAGCTTACTCAGGGGGAGTCGTGTCAGATACACATAAGCGATGCATTACATGCCGCATTGAAAAACCACTAGGCGAATTTGATGTCAGGAGAAATGCCTGTCAAAGCTGTCGAGTAATCCAAAGAAGAAGATCTGCGGTAAAGACGACGACGTCGTGGTTAAGGCAGAGGATCGTTGTTGCGAAGAAACGCGCCATAAAGCGCAGCATGGATTTTTCTGATGACGTGACAATAGATTATCTTATCAGCCTTCTCGCCCGTCAGGACGGATTGTGCGCGCTTACAGGGGTACATATGACTCACGGCGGAGGCATGGCGGACACGGCGATGAGCATTGACAGAATAGATAGCGGCATCGGCTACATACCCGGCAATTTACAGCTGGTATGCCACCGAGTAAACGTAATGAAAATGGATATGCCTGACGACCAGCTGTGGTGGTGGGCAAAAAATCTGGTGACCCATGACGAACGACGAGAAGATCATACAAGCAGCGAAGAAGCTGAAGACTAACTTCCCGTTATATGCGAAAAATATCCTGCGAATTGTCAACAAAGAGGGAGCGATAACCCCTTTTGAGTTGAATGCAGGCCAGCGATGGATGCACCAAACCCTCGATAATCAGTTAGAAAAGCAGGGAAATATCCGCGCCCTAGTTTTAAAAGCCCGTCAGGTAGGCATATCAACCTACGTGGAGGGGCGATTCTTCTGGAAAATCACACAAAATCGAAACGCTAACGCGTTTGTACTCTCGCATCTGGCCGAGTCGACCAACTCGATCTTTAATATGGTGCGCCAGTTTTACGACCATATCCCCCACCCCGCTTTTAAACCGGGACTGGCGTCGCAATCTGCGAGCACGCTGGCATTTGAGGGACTGAACAGTCGGTACAGGGTAGGTACAGCAAGGTCGACTCAGACTGGCCGGGGCCAGACTAACCGATTCGTGCATGGGTCGGAGGTCGCGTTTTATCCGCAGGGGTCAGATATCGTCGCGGGACTCTTGCAGACGGTGGGCGGAAAAGGCTCGGAAGTAATTCTC